ATGAAAGATAAACGAAACATCGGAAACACAATTGTGATTTTACTGATAATTCTTTTGCTGGCTTACTGCTCATCAGGACATGAAGGTGGATATGGACGGTATGATATTCACTTTATGGACGGAGAATAAAAAAAGCCCACAATAGCATTGTGAGCTTAAAAACCATCAATTTATAGATCTTGATAGATATGACGCGAATCGAATATTTTAGATATTAGATATATAAATTCATCTTCAGAGACAAAATCTCTAACCCCTTCAATTAAATCAAAAGCCATGTTACTTGTCGGAACCAAAATATATTTTATGTCGTTATAATTAAACTTTAACCGTGACGATTCGGATTTCCATAGAGCATCATTAGCTTTTGCTTTCCATTTTGTATCATGATTTCTGACGATCTTAACCGGAATTATATCACTTGCGTTAATATCAGGAACATATCGCCATTCACTTTCATTAGCAAATCTATATGTTTTTTGATACTCGTTACCACGACGTAATTCACCTTCGTAATTCTTCATATAACGCATCACATTTTGAAGATTCAGGTATTTTTGTCTGGAAAGTTTACGGTCCTCATATGACTCAATATTTAGAAACTCATCACTCATTTCTCTAAGCTGTTGATCAAAATATTGGAACATAGAGCAATTTGAATTCAGGTAACTTACTGGGTTAAGTCCTTTATCTATAGCCCAACTTTTCTTTAGTCCAATACCATAATAGCCATACTTTTTCATATGCTCATGTAAATTTGATAACCTAATATCACAAAAAGAGACCATAGGGATACCAAATGTGCGTTTAGTACCATTTGGACCAACTATAATCTCTTTAGCATATGAGGCTTTAAAAAACTTATCTTTAATAATATCCAGAAGAAATTCATTATTATTAGTGAAATGAAACAATGTGTTGGGATATAGACTTTTTTCTGCGATATTTTTATTTTTGGGTGTAAGCTTCATATATTACGCTCATAAAATCATTAATTATCAATATGCTAACAAAAAGAACTATCAAAACTCAAGAACTTTTATAAAAATTAACAGGAAAATGTTATGGAATTAACTACCGCCAACCATAATCAATAGTACTTGTAGTAGCTGCCCCAAAGGTACTTGAATTACTACGATACCAAAGGCATCAAGTACAGGTACTATGATCCAGTTGTAAAGGATGATTAGGGTAATCACGAATCCGAGAGCATTACGCCAATGGAATGACACCTTTTCAATCTCTTCTTTATTTGTTTCTATTTGCCCTTCGGCATTTGTTTTTTCTACATCTGCTTGAATAGTTTTTCTTTTGATAAAGAAATCTAGACCTTTAGAAAGTAGTTCGACTATTACACCAATCATTCAATGATCCCCACTGCGTATACATGAAAGTGTTTACCTTTTACGAATAGCTTTTTATAATCGATTACGAAAACGGGTAACACTTCACCCTGTAATTCCCATTCGAGTACTTCACCATCTTTAAAGGATTGCTTTTTTTCAAAAATCACATTCATATAGCTATCAATTTCATGATTACTACTCTTAATGATCTTTTGAAACTTTTTGCCAAGGAACATCTTATTCAATGGCATTGAATTACCATCAGGTGTAATACCACCCAAAGTAATTTCACTTGTTAAATCTTCATAATGTTGTTCAAAATTCATATCAATTCCTTTTTAGTACAAATGATCCCTGTATCCCTGACATAACCACACGGAAACCTGATTCAACTTCACCATAGAAATCGTAAATCATCTTGCGTTGTTTCTGTTCACGTAAACCAATTACACGTTTAGTTTTCTTTTTAGTATCTTTCTTACTAGTATCAATTAATCGTTCTTTACCATTCTTCGATTTGACGATTTTAAATCTTCCACTTGATAAGTTCTTTTTGAGTCCCGAAATGTTACCTTGCTTAGTGAGTTTTGCTAAACTGGTAGGAATGAATTTATCAATCGCCTTTGCTTTTACGATTACTTCATACAGATACTTGGCTTGAACATCCTTCACTAGAATTGAACATTGTACTGAATCAGTACCTTTCTTCTTGTACAGAAAAAGTATTGATCTTTGCGTGAAGTTAACAGCACCTTTATCTACTGCATTATTTAAATCTGCTTGTACTTTTTGGGATAGAGTACGCGACCGTTTAATTATTTCATTTTGGAACTGTTTCTTTAACTTTGTTCCTGTCGTTTGTATATAGGTTATAGTACTCCCTACCCCATTTATTCCGCTTGCCATATATTTACCTTACCCCCAACATATCTATTAATTGTTGTAGTATTCTGAATAGATCTAGTCGGTCTTTAGGTAATCTGGCTTTACTTAAGATAGCTTTATTTAAATTATCTGGATGCAAACCAAAATAGCAGATCAATGCTGTTTCTAAAATCGTTGCATCAGCATCAGATTTAACAGAATATAAAATCTTCTTCCTGTATTCCATACCGGCGTCGATCATTGCATTAACCGATTTACTACTACCTGTATATTTTTCCCAATCTGACTCAATGGAAGTACTTTTAAGTTCTTTGATGTGACGTACTTTCTTGTATATCATTTTCTTACCTAGATAGTACTCTCCCGTTTCTGGAAACTCTATTAGATATACGAATGAAGTATAGTTACCATCATTTACATCTGAGATATCCCATTGGGTAGGATCAAACATTTCCCATTTTTTATTAATTCGTTGTGCCATAGATAAATACCAATAATTGTTTTACTAAAGGTATTTATTGATGAGCGATTTAAAAACGAGATTAAAAGAGTATGAGGGTACTATTGCATACCAAAAGAAAGTGGGTTATTACCGTGATGGTAAGTTTTATGTGTATAAAGATTCTCTGGGCTATCCAACTATTGGTTATGGTCATTTATTAACTTATGGTGAAAGCTATCCAAATGGTATTACTGATGCACAAGCAGAAGCACTACTAGATCGTGATATTCAAACTGCTATTCATAATGTTGAAGCCCTTAACATTTGGCTTCCTTCTGACTGGCGTGACTTCATGGTTATTATGGTATTCCAGTTGGGATTAGGTGGCGTTCAGAAGTTTCAAAAGATGTTAAAAGCACTAAGGGAAAAGAATTACCCTGAAGCAATCAAACAAGCTAAAGATTCACTATGGTATAAACAAACTCCAAAACGTGTAGATCAAATGATCGCAGCGTTAACTAACAAATAAGAAAAAGGCAAGTACTTGATAGTATCTTGCCTTTTTTCATTCTTATTGTTTCTGTTCGAGAATTGTAATGATCTTTTCAATCTTAACATCTAAATCATGTATCTGAGCTTCGAGTTTAGATAGTGAATCTCTCATTTTATCTTGATCCGATTCAATACGAGAGATACTTGCTTCTTGTACTGCCTGTTTAGTTTCAATTTCACTAACACGACAAAGTAAATCATCAGTATCTTTAGTATTATCACGGAAGATAGTATATAGAAATACACAACCAGAAATAACAAGGGCTAAAATAGTACCAATATCCATTAGTGTATATTCCTTGCGTAATTATTATAATTTATTTATTATTAGTATCCGGTAAAGGTTGCTAAAGCAATCGCAATACCATTATTACCCATTGCCTGATTATATGATTTTTGTAATTTATTAATGTACTGGAAGCTGAATGAAGTACTTGAATTACGTTTGATTACTATTCCTGAGTACCCCAATGAACCACCATCATCAGATAGGTTCCCTGGACACTGCGACCAGCAGAACCACGGATTAGGAACCGGAGAGGCAACGTTAACTACACTTGCAAGGTTAACACCAGGGCCAGCAGATAAGAAACCAACTATTCTAGGCATAGTTGCAGCACTGGCAGCAGACCAAATCAAACCACCTGATGCATTAAACACATCAAGAAAACCACTAGTAGGGTTAGTTGTATGTGAACTTGTCATGAATCGACCAGTATTAGGCATGAACATTGAAGCCCCTGGAAAACACCACGCCCCATCTGTTTGTAGCTGGAACCAATACTGATATACATCCCTGTTTGTAATGATTGAACTATTCAAAAAACCAAGCGAACCACCATTACCAAAGGCACACGTTAGACCTGTATAGTAACCATAATCAGTCAAACCACCCATTGGCTTTACGAAACCAGTTAGTATTGACTTGTTACTACTATCGATTGTAAGAGCACCCGCTGAATTATAAACTTCAAAACCTGCCATATTACACATCCCACTTATAAACATTAAAGGCATAAGTGCCAGATGGTGGAAAGTTAGTAGGCAGATAAACAGCCGAGAATGAACCATTATTACAGAATGCAGACCAATCATTAAAAACATCATTAGCAGGTGCATAATGTACAAACCAACCTGTAGTTCTCATTCCCGGTACTGCTATTGTATATGTAGGTACGCCTGATGCAGAAGTAACATAATATGTACCCATATAACGAATATTATAATCACCGAGATCAACTATTAGATTGCCAGCACCATCCCAACATTGTAAACCTTGTGCCATAATTAATCCTTATTCATGCGTACTCTTAGCTTCCCTTCTGAATCATAAATTTCAATGTGTTTATCCGTAATTACAATACGGGAAGTGGAAAATACTGTGTTGATTTTGTTGTAATTAGTTGATTGTTTGATATTCATAGTTATTATTCCTTAAATTGGGGGTGAATATTCACCCCTGTATATTTATTACCATAAGCCCATACGGACACGTAACACACCGTTGTTATCAAAGATTTGAATAACGTTATTAGTGATTGTCATTCTGCCAGTGCCACCCTGACCATTGATAAAAATGCCCTGATTCTTATCGATCAACCAACCAGTTTGATTATAAACATAGTTATTACTCATTATCTGGTTGCCTATTTTGGCGTTAGTAATTTCACCATCAATAATTTTCGCACTGTTGATACTAGCGTTAGCAATCTTCGCATTTGTAATCGCAGCATCAGCAATATAACCAGTACCGATACTTGCCGCCTGGATCATGCTTGTCTTAATGTATGTAGTACCATTAACGATTGCGAATGGAGCAGTACCACCAACCGTAGCAGAATCACTACCTGATACAATGAACTTATCAGCAGCAAAATAAATGGCTGAGTTATTACTTGCACCTTGTGAAGCCACAAGACGAAAACCAGCTACAGTACCATTAGCATTAACAGATAGTGAGTACTGAGCATCTACAGTGCTTGCCGTAGCCTTAGTTGCCATTTGCTGGTTAACCGTCGCTATCTGTCCATTAACATCACTACGTAGTTGTGTAACTGCCTGCGTTTGTGCCGTGTTATTTCTAACTACTGTTTGTGATAGAGTACCGATTTGGGCAGTATTCCCATCAACAGTATTTTTAAGGAAATCAACACGTGTATTTGTATATGCGTTTGATTCATTTACTGCATTATTCAATGTATCAGTTAGTCGATCATCTAAATCAAGAATACCGTTAATTGCTTCGGCATCTTCTGCCGTAAACTGATACTTAGAGTTTATTGAAATTGTCTGTACTGGACAATATTGAATATCATCAGTACCAAATACATCAAAGAAACCCATCTTAACTTGATATTCGCCATCGGCAATATTTGGGACACTATCGAATTCAGGAGCATAACTGGTATAAATTTTAGTAGTAGTACCTGAAACTATACTAATAATAGCACCAGCATAATCACGTTCATTTGATTTAGTCCAACTACAGAATAAGTTACCAAAGCCACCAGTAAAGCTAACACCAGTTACTAACCCTGCCTGTTTGTTCTCTACAGTAATTTTAACTTCTTGTGAATATGTGCCAGCATTGAAACCCTGTGCGATAATTCCAATAGTAGGTTTACGTATTTTCAAACGGTTTAACGCAAGAGTTAAGTTAAAGGTGTTACTTTGCGTATAGAATGTATCGACTAGTGTTGTACCATTATAAATGTTGATTACATAGTACTTGAAATAATCACTAAATGACCGTCCATTGACTAAGATATTCTTTTGAGAATCCCACGCAATATTGAAATCAGGGGCATCAGTAATCAATGCAGATTCAGTACTGTTAGTGAGTACCACGCCCGTTACGGATGGTAATGTAAAGTTAAATGTTGGAACAATACCAGTAAGAGAAAGCTTACTTGATTTAAGTCCTAAATTATTAAATGCCTCAACAGCAAAATCATAACTGCCTGAATCAGATAAACCAAATAATTCATAACTTGTTTTCTGTACGCCAGTTTGCCCAGCATATGTCCATGTACTGGAACCATTCAAACGATAATAAACATAATATCCGCGTAGATATGGATCTTCAGATGAATTCCATGTTAAATCAACAATTGAACCGGAAGTAGTATTACCCTTTTTAACTGCCTGTAGATTAGAAGGTGGAAGTACTGATAGTTCAGGGAACTGAATCACACCACCCGGAGACCATACACCAGGATCAACACCATCATACATCGCATCAGGAGCTTCTACGGCTGTAATTGATACATAACCGATGTTCTCTTGATCAGTACTAATATCCTTGTTTAGTACTTTGAATTTACCTGAGATACCTAGCTCATCATTAGATACATTGATAGCATCCCAGATCTTAAGATCCCAACCTTCAGAAGTAGTAAAGCTGATTGTACGTAGTGAATATTTGGCCTTAAGAACATCAACGTTCGCCATCTTTGCAATAACATCCTGATCATATGACCATGAATAATCACGAGATAAAGCTATTACTTGCCCATCATGCTGTATAGCTTCATCAATTGAAATATCTGAAGGGATACGTAATACATCCGTTGCATACATCGATTCAGGATTAGTATACTTACAATCGACTGTATTAAAGTAATCAGTACCACCTGAAGTACTGATCTGTACTGCCCCAAACATGTTATTTTCATTGAATGATGCGACGGAAACAGTTTTACGGTCTGTAGTAATGCAGATTTGACCAGCATGAACATACATGATACCGCCAAAACTCTGACAGATATTTTCAATGTTATCCATGAAAGTACTTTGATAACTGATAGCACCATTAGCATACAATTCAAAAGCATCACAATATGCCGCAGTTTCGGCAAATGATTGCTGATTGATTAGACCAGGATCGATAGCCATACCATAAGTTGTATTAGTTAGATAATCGTAAATTATGGAAGGTGGATTACTCGTAGCTCTAATTTGACCATCAACGAAATCATAAATTCTTTGACCTTTCATTTCACAAGTCAAAGCAAACTGATCATTAACAAGGATGTTATTCTCTAATGATGATTGTGTTTTCTTGATTACAGTACTGATACTAACAACACCTTTACCCAGGAATTTATTAGTCCATTTCGGCCCTGCATATTGTGACGCAAGGGATTTAGTACTTGTATAATCACCCCCAAAGCGTACTTCAAGTTGTAGGAATGGTTTATACTTTGCAGCAATTGAACTATTCGGTACTATACCATCTTGTGTAATTGGTGAGGATAATACAGGTTCATTATCAATATAAATTTGTTCAATATGTTTTTCAGTACCTGCATATGCTACAGCTTGTTCACTAAAGAGATACTGAGAATTTGAATTTGGTACGTTGTACCAGGTTACGATACTACCAGTAAGCACAAATGAACCACCGGATACACCGTTCTTATGTGGGTACTGCCCAGCGTAGATTACTGGTAATCCAGTTGTTGGGCTTACCGAACGTGATAGAGAATCGCTTACATCCCCATATCCCGTTACCCCCACTTGAGCTAACATCGATGTAGCAACTAGTGATACTGCACCCGCCGCAGCACCCCAACCAATAGCAGCTAATGCAGTTCCCCCTGAAAAGTACACCGCAGCAGCAACTACTACTGCCGTAATAATGGCTCCAAAGAAGCCGCCTAAACTCTTACCCATCTATGTGTTTCCTTACTCTGTAATATGTCCCTTTTGCTGGTTTTGGTTGAAGTTCAAAACCGTCGTGATCCTGGTTCACACCAAGTACACGGTCTGATACCACTACTGCCATGATTAATGGGTTATCTGGATCTAGCCATATATCACCATCTATAACGGCCTCTACGGGCTTACAATATGCTTCAACGATTTCCCCTGTATGGTTCCATCCTTCCTTGTTTAAACCTGCTATACCTTCTTTAATGCTCGTATATTCACGATTTGCTAATGTTGTAGTACCGTTAATTAAGTCAATTATTCTGAGTACTATCATGTTACAATCGTTATCCCCGTACTTATATGGGTTATCAAGTGAGTACTGGATAATTGCCATGATTTCATTATGTAGATTCTTCATTATTTGTACTTCCAATTTTGGTTTTGATTAACTTGTCCAAGTAATGAAAAGTATTCATCACCTTTATAGATTGATTGATAAACTGAGTTTGCAGCAATCAAAGCAGGCTGGCGATCAAGTTTCTTATATACTGAGTTAACATAAATCGTCATTTCATTAGTTTTCTGATTTGGATCTGCTACTGCCTGTACATAGTCAATGAATCCTGAAAACATAAGCATTGAATCAATTACAGTACTATCATATGGATTTAAGATTACTAGTTTGATATTCATCTGTGCATCTTTGAAGAAACCACCAAGAGCAAGAGCACGTACTGAAGCGTTTACATTACTTACCTTGAAATTGATAGCATCATTATTGATACCCTTCTGTTCTGAATAAGTAGGAAGTGAACCACTTATAATGTCTGGAAAGCTAATATACTGATAGCCATCTAGAGAAATATCAATTAGTGAATCTGTCCAGTGAAAACCATTAGTACCCTTTGGTAGTACATCATAGCAGGTTACGAAAACACCAAGACTCATAATTTCCATCAATGATAATTGTGTTTTTGTTGTACCTCTTATCAGTTTCCAGTACTTGAGAAGATTTGCATTCGTATATGTGCTTGCGTTCATTATTGAATATTCTCCGTCGCCTTTAGTGTAATATTCATGATATTACCAACAGGCATTGTATAATCATTATCTGGATCTAAAACTGCCTCAATAAAAAGAGTGTCATAATTAATAACTTCAGAAGCTTGTACAGTACTTTGTAATGCTGGGAAAATAGTAATACTTGTTGATGTGCGTTCTACAATCCTATAAAGCTTATTATGATTACTGAATTGTACCCATTCACCAACAGCTAATGTATTAGTACTGGTAGGAATTAACATACTACCTTTACTGATATTCGCAGTACTTGTAACTGAGCCAGTTTGTGTACCATGATATCTTCCAGCAACACCAAGAGAAAAAGTAAATGGTTTTCCTTGCGAGTACTGAGCTAGAAAACTTTTCACCTCGGATAGTACTGAAGCGTTAAAATTAAGTGTAAATTGAATTTGATAGTACTGAATACCCGTAGATCTCATGATACGTTGACCCGTCCATGTTTGATTTGAGTAAATCGGTTCAGTACTTTTAATTTGAAAGTTTGTAACCTTCACATTATTTGTAAAACTTGCCATGTGGAAACCTCTTAAGTAGTTTCCTGTATTTATGGCAAAGGGGGCTTTATGCCCCCAATGATTAAGTATTACGTTTAATTGAGCTTCTATAAGCTTGTGCTACGCTGTTCTGATGTTTCTTCAACATTTCATTGAATTTCTTATCATCACCAGCTACATCACCCTGAATGATCAATGGTGCGTTAATGGTTACATCACCTGAAGTACTTCCACCTTCTTGCTTATCAAGAAACTTCGTGAGCTTACGATTCGCCTCGGGTTGAACTACCCGTTCCCCTGCTTTAAGTACGAATGACTTGTTATCATAACCCGCTGGTAAATCATCTACACCGCCGTGGAACTGGCCTGATGCAGCACCTTTAGCAGTACTGATAATACTCATACCAAGTGATAGTACCTGAGCATAGTTAGCAAGAGATGCAGGGAAAGGCGTAGCTAGTGCCTGTGCTAATGCCGACTGGATTGAAAGTACTGTTTGAGCAATACTGATACCACGACTTAGAGCAAACGCAGCCTGAGCAGCACCAGAAGATTTATCAAAAGCAGCAACCATACCATTTGCCAATTGATCGGCAGTATTACCAAAGATTGATAATTGGTCTTGTGCGTTCTGATTACTAATCTCAATCGCCTGAGAGTTATATTTCGCAGTGATTTGTGCTTTACGCTTTTCGTAATCCTCATGACCTTTAAGAAGTAAATCATTCTGTGCTAATTCAGCATTCATAGCATCTTCATTATCTTTCAAACGCTGATCAGTATTATCATAAGTAAATGGATTATTACCATTGATACGTTGATTTTGTTGATTTGCTAAGAAGCCTTTTTGTTGTTCATTAAGATTACCTGAGCCAATTAATGTATTAGTATCTTTCAATCCCTGATTAGGATCTTGATAACCAATCATTTGATTAAGCATATTATTACGGTTTTGTGCTCCAGTCTTAGCAGCAGTTTTTAATAACTGTGATGGATCAATACCAAGTACTTTAGCGTTATCAGCAATTACTTTCATTAGCTCTTTTTGTTGGCGATCATATTCGGCTATTTGTCGTAGATTGGCATTTGCAGTAGAATCAGATATTGCTTTATCAAGGGCTTTTTGTGCTGCTAATCGTTTAGCATTTGCTTGCTCTTGTAGTCGCTGTTCTGCTTTTAACTTACTTTCAAGTGCTTTCTTCGCAGCTTCATCACTGGCATTCATCGCCTTGACCAATTCACCACGTTTTTCTTTATATGACGATTCAAGGCTATCAAGTGCTTTCTTCTGAGCCTTAAAATCATCACCATAAGCACTAAGTAATGATTTCTGAATTGCTTCTTTCTGGAATTTATATTGTTGGTCTAATTGGTCGATTTTTCCTTGTGCGGCCTGTTTTGTAGTTTCAAAGGCTTTCATACCACCTTCAATAGTACTCTTAGATACGCCTTTATTAGCTTCATCAATAGTAGTTTTAAGATCCTTCATATTAGCTTGAGCTAAACTAACTACATACGATAAATTCTTATCAAGTAATTCAGTATCTTTCTTGTTTTGTTCAACAATCTGAGCACCATAGATGGATGAATTCTTTAGAAGATCATCCTGATAACCTTGCTGGTACTGCTTAACTGCATCAATCCCTTCTTCACCAGTAGCCGCAGCCGCAGATGAAACAGGTTTAGAGTTCATAATGCGAGTCATTAAGTTGAGTATTTCAGCCAGACGTGAAGCGATAGGGGCTAACGTACTGTTTTCCCATTGTTCCCAAGCATTAGATAGATCAGTAGTAGCTTTTCTGTATTCAGCAAATTGATCAGATTGTTCTTGTGTTAATTTAATTGTTTGCTGTGATAATGAATTTTGGTAATCTTGTTCACTGTTAAACTGCTTGAGTACTGACAGACGTAATACCGCATCATTACCTAATGTTTCCATCATGAATGTCATTTGTGAAGCACTATAACCCTGTGCTTTTGCCGCAAAGTAAATCTTTGCGTATACATCCTGACCTTCATCAGCCATTTTCTTTAGTTCAATAAGATTCAATCCCAAAGGCTGAATAACATCAGTGTACATTGACCCGCCCAAGTTATTAAAAGCATCACCTAGTTTGTCTTTAATATCTTTTTGCTGATCTGCGATGTTTTCCATGTTTAATCCAACTTGAGCATACATATTTGCCATTTGTTGAATTTGAGCAATACCCATCTGTGATAAGTTCGCAGCCTTGAATACTTCAAAAGCTTTTTCTGCCTGTTCTGATACCTTAGCAAGTGTTATGGCAATTGCCGCACCTGCTACACCAACAGCCCCAGCAACACCAGTCATAGCTAAACCAGCACGACCAAAACCACCACTAAGGCGTTCGGCAACATCACCAACCAAGCCGCCAGCATGACCGCCAAACTCATCAAGTGAATCAGTTGCTTGACGCAAGGCACGACTTAAGCCAGAACTATCACCATCAATATCTACTCTAATATCCCTGTTATTTGCCATTTCGTTTTTTCCCTAAAACCTGTTTCTTTATAGCTTCACCTAATGAAGCAATATCATTAGATTGTTTTTCTTTTGATTTCTCTTTTCTTTCTTCTGATTTCTCAAGTGAAGTTTTAGTACTGTCACTGAGTAAATCAAGAAAATCAAAATCACTAACTTTGATTGATTTTTTAGCCTCTGTTGTTAAGTTACTATTACTTAAAGTAGTGTAATAACACTGGTAGGCATGTTTCATCATTTCAATATGTGTACCTGATGGTTCTATGAAAGTGTCGTAAATCATTAACATTTGTAGTACTTCTGGTTCTAATTCAAAATACTCGTTTGGTGATAGCCCTCTTTTGTTAACCATCTTACAAAAGTACTTTAATTCAGTATCACCCCTTACTTTTTTTCAATCTCATCCGTTGGATTTGCATCCTGAATTAATTGAAGAATAGCGGCATAGATTTTATTCTGTAGAATGTAATCTACTGACTGTACGTTAATGCGACCATCAATATCTTCATCAGCAAAGATTGGATCACCATTTTCATCTTTAACGCATAGAATTAGAGTTTTTGAAATATCAGTACATTTCTGAAAATCACGACCATTTGGACGATGAATATAGATAGTTTCGCCTTCAATCTCAAATGGATGTAGTTCAGGTTGTAATTTTTTTAGTAGTGCTTGTAAGTTCATTTATTTTACCTCATTAATAGAAAAGGGAAGATATTCACCTTCCCTTTATTTATTCAAGTTTGTTTTAGATTATGGGGTAACAGTAATTAGACCAGAATCAATAGCAGCACCATCTACCGCAAGGGTAAAGGTTTTGGTAACTACTTCATCTTTGTCGCCACCAATAGTAGTACTGGAAACGAAACAGGTATAAATTACATAGAAACCTGTTTCTTTTGAAGCATCTTCAAAATAACTTAGTTTAATCTGACAGCGTTTTTGTTCATCTGCCAATTGTTCAAGTTTCTGATGTACTGCGTTATCTGCAAGATAGTTAACAGCAAGTGAAATATCAGGAATTGATTTAGTACCCAATAGTTTACGATCATAAGCAGAGTTAAAAGTTTTAACACTAATAACAGTACTTTCAAAACCAGAAGTAGTGAAAGTGTTTACTTCTGGTACTTCTTGAAAATCAGTAGCAACTGTAGTGCCAGCACTTGTGCCTACTTCAACTTTAAGATTAGCACCAGAAAAAATATCCATAGCCATATATATGTCCTTATAAGAGAGTTATACGGGGTAAGTCCATTTACCCCGATTGTATTTATTTATTAATTGTTTCGTACTTTGAGTTAAATTCATCCATATCTTTAGCAACGATGTTACCAAACTGATCTAGTACTACACCTACTGGTACTATTTGGAATCCTGCATTGTAAGTAATTAACTCTTCTTTGTAATTGAACATGAAAAATGTTGGGAATTTATTTGCTATATCCTCTCCATTTTCCCCATCATAAACAAAGCTTATTTCGATTTTAGGTATATACATCTTATTTCCTTATAAAAATGCTATTGTTATGTCAAACATTATCCAGCTAATCCAATCTGGTTGACCATTGAATGTAATTGCCATAGTAGAGCCATCGACACTAGCCGAATAGTTTAAATATTGACTAGCAGTTTGTGACCCTGCTGAATAATAGTTAACACTTACAGGGGCAAAAGTACTAATCGCAACGCGATTAACACCATCAATATCAATTGGTGTAACATAAATCAATGTTGAGCCATTAATAGCCGCACCGGAGTTATATCTAAGTATCCCTCTAATTCGTATTGAGCCTTTAGAGATACACGTTAGAATTTCATTTTCGTTAGTATTAGCAATACCTGGAAAATTGACTCGTGCTGTTACTGCTGGATTATTGAATTGATACCATTTATTAGGAGTCAAGTTAACCCCCAAGTTTTGTCGTGCGATTCCAGGTGTGGAAGCTCCAGTACCTCCAGACGAAACAGGTAATGCTACCTGATTACCAGTAGTTGAGTTCTGGAAAACAATATTTCCATTATCACCTACTGCGATTCGGTAAGCTTTATTATCAGAATAATAGTATGAATAACCAGCACCTCGTTCTATATTGTCTAGACCTAGGTTTGCTTTAGCACCAGCAACAGTTAACGCACCAGTACCGCCATTTGCTACACTAAGAGCAATAGCACCAACTCCTGATTTATATGCCCCCCAACTATTATCATTCACAATCTGAATGAAGTTCACTTTACCATCAGTACCTGTAGGTGCAGAAATAAAGGTTGAAGCTGTATTCTGTCCGAAACGGTCAACTTGTAGATTTGAACGAGCATCGACTAAAGTACTCGCACCTGTACCACCTTGTGCAATACTAATTATGTCGGCTGCCATAACAAATGAAGTCCAATTAGACCATGTTTTATCCTCGTCATTGTAAGCACGACGATATGATTTATTCACATTATATAGTGTATAAATCTGAGTACATGAATTCCCAGCTCCAGTTGAAAGTACTAATAAAGAGCCTGCGATCTGTACTGGATAATGATTGGCGGTTGTAGCATTAACGTTAGAATTTTGGCAGTATGCACCTGAGAAATTTCCTGTAATAGAATTGAGATCTTGTGTAGCGTCTAATGATAATCGTCTCTCTCTGAATAGTTCTAAATTAGTTCTAGCATCAACAATAGTTTTTGCACCAGTACCGCCCGCATCAACACCTAGTGGTGTACTCACACCAGTATTACTATCCTGTAATGCCCAACTCCCATTATTTCCGATGAGTAGACGGTGAGTAAAATCAGGACTATACACAAACGAATAACTTGCAGAACGATCTAATGTATCTATTTTAAGATTAGAGCGAGTAGCATTCATATCTGCCACATCAGATAGATTACTTGCCTTTTTAAGTTGCACATCATTTGTTACGTTACCTAGACCAACATCAGATTTAGTTACTGTTACGTTTGATGATAAGGCGTGACCATTTACAGTAGTTGTTTTTGGTACGTAGTTAGTACTTACATTAGTTGAAAGATTATCGACCTTAGTATTCACATCAGAAATATTAGTACTAAGAGTTGTATTCAAGTTTGAAATATCAGTACTTAAAGCAGTATTCAAATTATCAAGCCGTGTATCAACTTGACCAGTACTATAAACACCTAAATTACTACGTGCCGTTGTCTTGTTGGCTAGATCACTTAGATTGTTTGCCACTGTCAATTGTGGAGCATCAATAACAGTACCTAGACCTACATCAGATTTAGTAACAGTCACATTACTAGTTAGATCATGACCATTGATAGTACGTGTCAAAGGTACGTAACGTGCATCCATCTGTGTTGCAGTATAGATACGTGTCCAGGCCGTTGATCCGTTCTTAGCGAAAAGGCTTAGTGTGCCTGTTTTGGTCATTGCAAATTCAGCAGCACTAGTACCATCCACAAGACCAATACCCAACATATCCGATCCAGCAGGATTACCCGCTTGGGAAGAAGGTACTTTGATAAAACTGTTACCGTCTGGTACATCTGGTTCGTACTGAGGAATATCTACACCATTTGCCCCCACTCCGTAATCACCCTGTAGTAGAGGTAGGTAAGCTTGTACAGTACTCATACGTGCTATCACATCTTCTGGTGTGAATGTATAAGACTTACTCACAACAGTATCTTTATCGCCTGTTAGTTCTGTACTGGTAATGTAGCCATTCACGATCGCATATGTGATAGTACTATCATCACTATTCAACTCATATTGAATGATACATTGAAAATTACCCTGTGATTCTGCCATTCCATCAAGAAACATATGTGTTGGATCATCTGGCAAATAGTTAACTACAATTTGGAATGGTTCAACGGTTTTGTCTGATAGTAGTACTGAATTGTATTCACTATCATATGTGTCGAATGTATTAGTTTCAGAATGAATAGTAAGGATTGGGAATGTATTCACTTCATTAATAGTGATGTTACCTACTCCCTGTGGTGAACGGTTTCCCGTATCGGTGTTATATTGTAAGGATAATCCCTTACCTGTGATTATATCTGCCATTGAAAATGTCCTTATAGTTATCTTGTCTTTTCCGTAACTTGAATATTTATAGTAAATGACAAAGAAACCGAGCCAGTTATAGGATCTGTTACAATATCGGATTGCTCATAAGAGTAACTTAGAATAATCAAATCAGCGTTTTTGAAAACGACTGTCTTATTTGCATCAAAATAACCAATAATCTGATCATAAGTTATTGAAGGAGCCGTATTAGTACTTTCTGGTTTTGGTGAGATTAGATATTGAATGGCAAAACTTGCCGCTTGTCTCTGATTACCAAAATTAACGCTACTCATACTGTAATCAAATGCGATTTGTTCAAATACATCAACATCACGAGATACAGTAAGGTTTTTAGTCGCATTAATTAATTCTTTCATTGCTCCGCGTACTTTTTGTACTAGCATCATATTAATAATCCTCTGCGAATGAAGCACTAGCAGTATTACGGAAATAGCAATTAACCATCCCTGATAGATCATCTTCAATGTTATAAATTGTATGGTTCACACCATCGATGATTAGTACTGTACCGATAGTTACATTTGCTGTACTTAAATCTTCTTTTTTCATAGTAACGAATGTTTCTACGCTTTCGATGAATCCACCCGCCGCCTCAATGGAAACGGGAAGTACCTCTACAATTCCAGTAAAAGTACTTCCCGTAGAAGTTTGGATTAATTGACCGAAAGCATTTAGAAACGCGTTTTTATTTGCGTCATTAAATGCTCTCATAGTTATTAAGCACCAATAACGATATTTACAAATGCTTCATCGTGAGCAAGAGCAATATCTGAGTAATCCCAAACGCGATAAACGATGGTATTACTAGAACGGTAAGTAGTATCATCAAAATCTACTTCCTGCCCTTCCCAATTCGCAATGATTACATTGGAGAAATCACCCATTAAGATCTCGCCATCAGCAACGAATTCAGAAACAACTACACGTACTTCATCAGCTAGCCACATTTCAACAGCACGATAACCTTCAACCATTGCTTTAGCAGCAGTGTTATCAAGTACTGCGACTTGGCGTAGAGCACTTAGAGTTTTCCCGTTCATAACAGCTTTAACATTACGCATATCAACATTAGCAGAAGCTAATTTTGCGATTGCTGCTTGAACATCAGCTAGGGTAATGCTGCCAGCGGTAGCAACGTTGTGTACTGGAGCAGCAGCAACTACTTTATCCATTACGTTTTGTTCTAGACCTTGAGCGGCATAACGCATCAATTCAGATTGAACAAATGATTCGATATTTGGAGCAGTTAGAATAGCTGTACGGCTTAGTGGGATTGAACCACCAAAAGCTTTTGGAGTTAGAGTAACTTTAGTAAAGCTTGCGATTGAATCTACTTGTGCTTCTGCTTCACCGTAGAACTTGAATACTGGAGCAACACCAGCAGCTTTAGGAATACTTAGATTACCGCGACCCATTAGTCCAGAATAAACAGTAGTATTAAGTTCACCTAGAGCAGAGATTTTTAGTAGCTCTGGAATGTACTGATCTTGTAGGTCATCAGCTACAGCACCAGCAGCAGTAGTAGTGTTAGTAGCAGATACTACAGCACGTACATAACCATTCTTACCGAATTCATAACCTTCTAGAGAGGCTTTATCACCAGTGCGAATAGCACGTACCATATCTTTTAAAAGATTTTTGTTTTCCATTTTGTTGATATCCTTATCATGATTAGGAGTGTTTTTAATGTCATTTAATTGACGTTTGAAATCTGAAATTGAAATTCCTTTTTCAATTGCTTCAGATACATCAATATTTAGTACTTTACCTAGTGCGTTTAATTCACGTACACGTTCAGTATCATCAGTACTATTTAGTGTTTCTTCTTCAGTTGCCTGTAGTTTATTTAGTAGTTCTGGACGTTCAGAGATGATTTTTAGTAGTTCTTCATCTGATAATTCAGTTTCTACTTCTTCTTGTGTTTCGGAGTCAGCTTCTTCAGTACTTGTTTCAGCGTCAGTTTCTTCAGTATCAGTACTTGTTTCAGATTCTGTATCTTCTACTTCACGTTCTGTATCTAAATCCTTTTCACTTTCTGGTTGTTCAATATCCATTGATTTATCCTCTTGAATTGTTTCACCTGCTTTATTTAGTGATTTCAATTCAAGATGTGATTCTAATGATCGACCTACCCCAACAGTTGGATCGGCTGGTACAGTAACTAGTGATACTTCATAGATTTCATAATCATTAACGTAGATATTATTATCTGTGATGTAGTAACTATTAATGTTATAGCCAATGCTAATATGAGTTAGTACTCCCTCTTGAATCATCTCCCATTCATCATTAGCAGTATTTGAAATACGCAACGTTGCACGGCCTACACGATCTGGATCAATACGTGCCTCAACTACAGCACCAATTAATTCATCACGATTATGATTGAAGAGTACCGCCCCGTTGTTATTAAGGCGGCGAAGATCGACGTTTTCGGAACCACATAAAAGGATTTCATTATAGATAACACCGTCAATATCTCGTTCAACTGGAAACTCTGAGCAAAACGCAATATCGATAGTACGCGATTCTGTATTAATCGCTTGTAGGGGTATTGTTAGTTCCCTCTTCTGGTTTTTGATTTCCATCCTGGTTATCATCCTTGTTTATGTTTTCTTTTTCCTTTTCGGCTTGAATTTCAGCCAGTACTTTCACTGGATCACCACCTAATTCAGCGATAACTTGTGTTTTACTAATTAGACCTGCATCTAATTTGAGTACTTCAGCTTGAATATCTTTCACCGGATCTAAACTAATTGGTTTCTGCGAAATGTAACGAGCACAAATTAGATCATCAAAGTCAGAAAAACTAAGATTCAATTTATTGTTATTTACCATTTCATTTTTCAACCAAGCGATATAGATAGGTTTTAGTACTTTCTGAATCAGTACATTTGTACGAGTACGGAAAGTAGTTTGTTGTAACTTCTCAGTTAGACGTGCCGCACTGAATGAGGCATTACTTGTATCAGATAAGAGAGCTTGCTTAGTTACGTTTAGCCCCATACTGATTTGATTCATTAGCTCATTAGTAAACTGATCGATACCATCTACACCATTTGTAGGGGTTACAGTCTTAATGTCCTGCCCTTCAGATAATTCACCAATAAAACCAGCTTCAAAATACTCTGTATATGTTGGTGTAATTTCATCACGTTCACTTGCATCTAATAGGTCAGTTTGACTTGTAGCAGGATTATTAGTGATGAATGCCATTGAACTTGCTGATACGCGTTTTGCTGTAAGTGCAGCTTCAGTGAAGTTCTTAAGATCTTCAATTAACTTGCTGCTTGCTACTAAATCTGGAATACCTCGTTGTTGGCCTTGTTGATCAGCAATAAAGTAATGACAAATTTCACTAGCTGGAATAACTTCATAATCACCAGATATATAGTTATATGTTACTGGATCAAAACGACAGAAATAATAGTTTACTGGACGGTTGTAGCTGTCAAACTCAATACCATTACTAATATAGTTACCATTAGATAAGTGTTGGTTATTTATTTGTAGTAATCTTGATGAATCTAGTATTTCAAGCTTGATAGTACCGTTCAAATTGTGAATATGAACGAAACATTCACCATCCTGTACACGAATCTTCTCTACTGTTTGTTGGAATACATCAAAACTAAGTACCCCATCTAGTGAAAAGTTTTCAGCACTATATGCCCAACGATCAAATAGTTTTTCTAATTGTTGGTTTAACTGATTAATTTCATCATCAGTAGCTTCAATTTCAACAGCAGGTTTTACATAAACGCCATCAGAACCAACTACACCATCTACAGATAGGTTCATGTACTTACGCCCAATTGGGTTTTTAAGTACAGCATCGCGTGATACAGCCCGCATAGTAGGTAATGCACGTAACAATAAAAGGTTAATGTTACTGCCTGAGTTAGCATTAAAGCCAAAGTTCAATACGGCAGTAGAACGTACTTGATTTAAATCTTTCTTTAAAGTACTGCTAACTTTAGCTCTTTCTTGTTTTTGTTTTTTGCGTTGTACTGGTTTTTGTTCTGGTACAACTTCTCTTTTCTTTTTATTAAACCACATTAGCGAGTACTCCCAGGTTTAGGCTTGAATACCGTGATACTCTTAATCGGTTTCCCATTGCCTGAAACAGTACCGCCATTCATTTTCACAAAAATAGAATTAGCACGTTTCACATAACGTTCACGCATCGCTTCAAGAGAACTTAGAGATTCACTAATTAGAGTCTTATTATTAATAGTGATTGAGTAGTTAGCACCGCCAGCAATTTTACTCGCTATAACTTGATCAATTTCACTAATCATATTCTTCAATTGCCCATATTCAGAAGTAAACAGTGCTGGATTAATGACTTCTGAAGTAAAAGTACTAGCTTGACCATTAGAAATTTGAGTACAGAATAGTAATTCCTGTGCTGTACTCATATCTAAAGCAACTGTAAATTCTTTTGAAGTACTTCCAGTAAGGTTATCTAATGATTGAGATTGACCGGATGTAGTGTAACTAATAACAAGTATAGTGGCGGCAGGTACAACAACTGCTAGATTCATAGGATTACTTACCATATAAATCTTTTCGGGTAATAGTGCCATTTGATTTCCTTATACTTTACCAAACCAATTTGAACCCATTCCAGTACGCCTATTCCTTTTGCGTTTTTCTTTTGGAATGGTTTTTGATTCTTCTACGTTATTTATTACTTTTTTAGTACTTTCTTTAGATTTATATTCACGTAGTTTTCTAAATGGTTGGTTTCCTAATTTACTTTGAGCAAATGCAATTGCTATCATCGAATACACGAGACAATCGAGAGACTCATTTCTTCTCTGGCCTTTCTTGAGTCTCCAGACTAATTTACCCCCAGCAGGTTTTAACTCTTCGGCTGAAAGCTGTTCAAAGTAGTCAGTTGGTAATGAACTACTGAATCTTAATTTGACTGGTGCGTTATCTGCTTCAGTACTGAGCATCAAGTTTAGAAGCTTACGTATCGTATTCTTCTGATCGTGTACGTTTAGGATCTGTAGTTCATATCCAGCTTGAGTACTACGCTTGAACAAGTCGCCCGTAGTACTACTGGAACCCTTGATAGGATGGTACTTAGCCCAACGTGCAGTAAACTTCTTAACGGTATCTGTAGCGTTACCGTTCGAGCTATCCACGAATACGGCAAGTGTTGGTACTATGCGACCTTCTACAGTACTGAAATCTTGGCGGCAAAAGGTATCAAGTTCTTTCCATGCTGGTGATTCAATCTTTGTACAATCGTGACCATAGAAGAATTCATGACCAAGTACATAAATGTTATTCTCATCAAAGCCTAAAATAGTTGCTTCAAGGCGGTCTAATTGCTGGTCAACACCAATACATATACCTAAAGTACTTTCTGGTATCTTATGAATGTTAAAATCATCTTCACGTAAAGATTCTAATTGAAGTATATCTAGTTCTTTCGCATATTCATCTTCATACGGTAAGCCTAGTTCGTTATTATAAAATGTCTGTAGGTTAAAATTATAAAGTGCATCGGCAAACTTACTTACCATCTCTGAAATAGTATTAAGCGGTGAATACATACGTGATATTTGGTATCCCACTACACCAGGATCACCGTCAGTACTTGTAGCAATCCAACGACCGTTATCAATCATTTGGTGCCGTGTATGTTCGTCTATTTCTTCGTGACAATGAGGACAAATTAAACGGGTAGTAGTACTATCTGGTATTGAACGACCATTTTCTAATTGCTTAAAATCAAAAGCTACTTGTTCCCATTCAAAAGTATATTCATGACCGCATTTGTGAGTAACAAACCAACGTCTTTTATCTGAAAGATTATATTCACTGTTAATCAAATCATCTTTATATAATGGTGTACTGGAAATAACTACTAAGGCATCATCTCCAAAGGTACTTGTGCGGGCTTCACTTAATTTGATTGGATTACCTTCATCAGTACTACAAACTGTTGATACTTCATCTAACAGCACTACCCGGCAAGTAATACCGCGTAGGTTTCCTGGTGTATTCAAGTTAAGCCAATATATGAAAGTCCCATTAGTCATTTGTGTTTGCTTCGCGTTATTCGCGGCTTTCTTATCGTTCTTATCTGTAACTAAAGGCTTGAGTACTTCACTAGTTTCAATAGCTGGTAGAAATTTACCATCCTTAAATTTCTTTACTTCAGATTCAGAACTACTACCAAAAGCAAAGTTACATGGATCATTTGCCATTAGATTAAAAGCTATTGATTGTAGTACTGTGGTTTTCAAAAGTTGACTACATGACTGAAGGACAATCTTTTTTGTAGATCTTAATTGTGCGATATCCATTGGTTCACGTTGGAAAGAAAATGGAAGCCAATCAAGCCCCATATTCGGTCCATCGACAAACTTCACTACACCATTACTAATCCATTCACTCGTTTTCTGAATCTTCGGAGGTTGTATCGTCGGTAGTACTTTCTTCAGTACTTGTGTTAATTTCTTCTTGTTCGTTTCCATCTAATATTTCTTCATCCGTGGGTAGTTCAAATTCCATGCTTCCTAGCTGGAATAAAGTACTATCAATATGTTGTTTCAGTATGTCGCGTAAATCTTTCGCATCAGTTTGTGCGAATAGGTCAAGATATGTTTTAGAAGGGATTGCCCTCATTACGGTTTTTACTTGAAAAAGATATTCAGTTAACACTTGCTCTATATAGGCAGTACTGACAACTTCACCAGATTTTTCCTGTAACTCTAATTCAGCTAACGCAGCTTCTGCTTTAAGTTTCTTCAACCTTTCTAATTCAATTTGTTCTTTAGTATCAGTTTCACGTAATGGTTTAATAACATTCTGTACTATCCATGCTCGTGTATCTCGTTCATCGGCATCTTTACCAATAGGCATACCCTGGGCTTTCCATTGACGAACTGTAGATTCATCGTAGCCGTACTGTTTAGCCAATTCATTCATGCTAATCATGTTTCAAATCCTATTCTTGATAACAATTCTCGTTTCGGGGCGTAATAATTAGTTCACATATAATTAAAATAAATCGGTGCCGAAACTCCGCTTTGTTGGGGGCTGCCCTGGGGGAACCTATCATTTTTCTTAAATGATAATAATTCTCATTCGTCATTATTTTGAAAAACTGCGAACTACTCGCCTTCACCTCTATTTAGTCTCGTCGGCGTGAGATTGGATGACTTTGATAACTGTCCAGTCATTGATAGGTAAGCCACATATACGCTGTTCTAAGAGCATCTCATGTAGCATGTTGTACATGTGTAGTACTCTCTTCTTCTCATTGAATGCAGTACCATGTAAGGCGTCTACGTGATAACGCCAGCGGCCTATAGTGAAGTACTGAGGATTTATGCGGATGTACTTGTACTGTACTGATATTCCATCGGGATAAATGTGGATCTGATAATCATCTATCAGTATGTGTACCGATAGGATTACGTCATTCCTTGCGGGGTAATAGCCGTGGTATGCACCAGTACTATCTATGTGTGATGTGCCGTGTTTGTAGTGTTTGAAGATTTCCATAAAATACCCCCTGTTTGTTATATGGGTATTTAGGAATAATCCAGTACTATCATTTAGTAATGTTTGTTATGAAGATTGTTTTTCATAGGGGGCAACATGGATACAGTTGAACAGATAGATGGTTATTTCTATAAGGGATATTGGAACCTTAAACCTGCTGAGTTATACACACTCATCTTCATTGACGTAGCCAGTCAACATCTTGAGGTAGAGGCGGGAGCTATATCAGCAATCCTACTTGGGCAACCTTGGATACCTACACGTGTTAAGCCTGGTGGGACGGTCAAAGGCACATCAGTAGTATCGATACTGAATAGGAAAATATTCCCTAATGTTCGTCTACCCAGGGGGATAACATTACCAGTACTGGTAGGTAGGAAGATCTCAGAGCTGAGATGGGCTAAATCAAATCAGGTAGGGGCAATCATTGGGCGTTGGATACCTTGGATTGGTTGGGGTGTGGCGTTCTGGTATGCAAGGAAGATCCTGATGGATACAGTAGAGATATTCAATACAATCATTGATCCTAAAGACCGCATACAGTTTGGGTACTTCTGATGAGTATCGAACAGGATATCATTCAGTTCATCTATGACCGTCATAGTACGAGGAAGTACTTCATCTTTGGTGAGCGGCCTTCTGTCAAACTTGATACAGAACTTACTGGCGGCGGGCTGGGGGTAGTTTTTGAGGATGCAGAGCAATCTTTGTCTGAGTACTTCACAAGATGGAATGTAAAGCCTAATGGCTTTGATATTCTCAATTACTTCGATCCTGAGTACTTTGGATCTAAAGAGGAAAGTAGAGTACTGAAACCGCTCTATGTGTGGATGCTGGTTAATAGTGCTTTGGCGGGAGAATGGTTATATGATTGAATTAGGTACGCTGCCAGATTGGGTTAGTTCATTAGCAACGTTAGGTACATTCGTTGTTGCTCTAATGGCATATCGTTCTGCCCCTAACTGGATAAAACAAAAAACAGCAGAAATTGGTATTGAGCATGTTTATTCTTTACTAAAGGATTATGACCAATTAAGAACAACTACTAACGAACTATACTATGATATCATCTCGTCTGATCTATCAAATAGAGACGATTTGATTATTAAAACAAACTTTATTGGGGGTAAAGGGGCAGATCTTCAATATAACTTACAAGCATGTGGTAGATGGGGCATTACATTTTTACCTGAGACCTTTAGATGTTTTTCGCAGTATCTAAAATTTTGTGAGACCGTATATAAAATTAAAGCTTATCAAAACAACTCCGCAGCCGTAATAGAACTAAAAAAAGAATTGGAAGAAGTGATGAAAACAATTGATGGTAACTCTAAAGCTTTAATGAGAATCTTTCAGATTATTTTAACTTCCCCAAATAAAAAAAGCCCCAATTGGGGCTTATTCATCTTCATCTTCATCTTCATCTTCTGATGGTTTGTTGTAATCATCCTCAAGTTCTTCGAGTACTGCTATTTCTTCAGCCGTCCACTTCTCATAAGGGATTACTTCACCATCAGCATTACAAAAAACCTGGTCTTTTGGATCATAGGTAAAGTACTCACCATGTTCATTAACTAGTGTTACTTCACCTGTAAATGTATTAGTTGACTTTGGATATAACATGCTGATTCCTCAATTAGTATTTTAACATATTCTGTAAATCTGGTGATAGTGCGTAAATGATAGCAAGTACTAGTAATACTGCTATGATGATTTTCATATCAACACCTATAAATTATCAGGGGTAATTGATGGTGAGTTAACACCCTCTAGACCTTCATGAATAGTATCAATTCGAGTTTTAACAACCTTGCCGACATGTTCATTATAGGGATGAAGATCGGCAATACGTGATTCGCGTACTAAACAAGTAGTACTGGTATTATCCATCTGATAGTACTTGTCATAGACTTTACCGCAATCACTTGAAAACTGTGGGCGATAGACTTTCACACCATTTGAATAACCAGCGTCAAATAGTACTACAGCATAGTTATTGACATAACCAACATAGGCTTTGTCCATGAAATCATAATGTGTAGAGGTACAGCCAGTAAGTGCTACTATCGCAGCAAAAATCAAAGATTTGAGTTTCATTTATTATTCCTTATCAACAGACGCAGTAATATTAACTACTCTTACTAAGGGCAGCTACTACTATATCCGGGGGGATTTATACAAATCCGCATTTCATTTTTCTTTTACCTAAAATAACTTTCATTAAATTTTATCCATACAATACATTAAATGATGATACTCACCATCAAGTACTTGAGGACGTCTCTTTTTAATGAGAGAGGTTTTTTTTGCGGCAAATAATCGTATATTTTATCTATATAAAAAACGAAAGATTTGCCGCAACTCTTTTTTTTTAAAAAAGACCTGTTCGACTGAACTTGATATTCTTACTACCGCGAGTGCTACCAGTCCCTTTGAACGACTCATAACTGACGAATAATCTAAGAAATGTGTCGGCAGATTTGTGATTCATTAGCTGACCTTGTTCATTCACATACTTACCGTACTGCCCCCTGCCATGTGTAGCTGATCTTCATAACGTTCACTACGAATCATGCGTAGTTGTTAAATTCCTCTTCATTCATTTCGTAAATCCCATAGTGGGTTAGTCCTGCATTCCTTCTATGTATTTATCATGTATTTCACCTTTAAATAACTTCATTCGAATATCATTTATCGCTATTTATCATTTTGAAACTTTGAAATAAGATCATAAGAGCGAGGGATTGTGTGTTCTTTTCCTTCAATATCTAAAATGCTTATATTTTCCAAAGTGTAAACTTCTCCTTCAGAATCAGTTATTAGTAAATCAGAGAATTCCACGATAAAATTTCTTCTTTGCTTCTCTTTTATTATGATACCATCTTTTTGATATGCATAACTTGTTTTCCCTGTTTCATAATGGCATAACAAACCCTCTAAAACTGCATCACGCCGACCAACGTTTAGGACTTCCACTTCAATTTTATATGCTTTTTCATAAACAGGTTCATATACCACTCGGCCTGTTATTTTTAATATCGACCTATCATGCCATGCAGTCCTACCTGAAAAGAACAAGGAAGTACATGCAATAATAAATGATAGAACTGAAAAGCCAATAGTTAAAACATCTTTATATTTTGCTGCTAATGTTATTATGCTCATTATTTCTCAACTTACATGTCTAATTTAAAACATACTGTATTCATAACTTTTCAAGTATGTCGTATTAAGTCTAAAATAAATTCAAATTTGATTGCTGTCTTTAAACAACAGTGCTTTTAAACTTTCGATACTTAATACTTCGTTACCGCGATGTACCATTGCGTGACAGTTTGGACAAAGTGGAACCATATCAGTAATTGGATTTACCTCGTAATCCTCGCCTACTGTGTGTAGCGGTTTGATATGATGAACGTGTATAAAGCCCTTGCCGTGTTCACCATAGACATTCTCAAAGTTAAACCCACAACAGCCGCAGGAAGTACCATGATGGTCAATACAAGCCTGTCGTGCTTTTGGATCACGCTCGTAGGAGTTTACTGTAACTTGCTTTTTTGCACCCTCAGCGTAGTTTTCAGGTGAGGTAATTTCATCTGGAAATGGATTAGGTAAAAAGTCTGCATACCAAACTGTTCCTTCTTTCCGAAGGTAACGTTTTTCAAGTTTTGGAGTGAACCGTTTGATAACAGCTACATCTCTATTCTCATCGTTTCGTCCCTGCTCCATATCAAACGTGTAAAGCTCATAACCTTCAGCTATCAATTGAATGTGTTCAATAGCTTGAATATATCCAAGATTTTTTCTTTCCTTTCCCTCCACAACTTTGGTTTTCCACCGCTCCCTCAGAATGACTGATCTTTCTTGCTCTTTTTGTACATCCCATGCACCAAAGATAACCATTTTCTTGTCGTGGTTCACAAATGACCAACTCCAAGTCCAGTTACTACAAGTAGCACCATGCGACTGGATGAATTGCTTTCTGTTCATGGCATCCCTCTCTTAATCCCCTCTTTGTACACAAAAAATGCATACTTGATCCAGTACTTTATGTAGTTATCAAATGGCATCATAGTAAGGGAAATGACCGGAGCTAGAGGTGTGAAACTCGCGGGGCGTTTCGTACTTACCAAGTCACTATAGGTTCTTCATTTGCTGTACTAACATCTATCGAGCAAAGCGAGAAGAAACGCCCTCCGTCTTTTCGAGTACTCGCGAGAAAAACGGAACGTTTCTAACCAATACTACGAGGAGTTCACGACGAGTAGTATTCGTGACGCCAGTCACATTTCATTGAATACTGATAGAGAAAGAAATACATGGAATGAAATGGAATGGATTTCGTATCTCTATACTTAGTTGCCGTATTGATGGTAGAACGCGGGTTTCAGGGGCTTTTCCTGCCGTAATACGGCATGGAAATATGCCGTAATATGCCGTAATAATGCACAATTAACGCAAGCTCTTTAAGTATTCAATCATGTCATCAATAAAGTTACCTTGTTTTTGTAGTTCCAATAGATTACCTACCTCTTTATACGTTAGCGTTCTTTGTCCATATGCTGGTGCTGGTAGTGCGTCTGGGTGCTCCATCATATACTGCTCTATTCGTTTTGCTGCATCCGTTATCGCTGCCCCGTAGTACCTAATCATACGTTCTTTTACTTGTTTCTTATTCTGCTTTACTTTAATAAGATTGATAGTATTGAATAGTAAATCATTTCGTATTTCATCTTCATTACTCAATACTGTAAACACATCGTATACACTAATCTTATCCCTCACATTCAGTTTAGCCACTGAATCCTTCATAATGTTTTTGATATCTTCACATGGGATATCTTTATATAGCTTGCACTGGCTTATTAGTGCTTTTATGTTTCTATTATCAAAACTTGAATAGGTTTTTGCCATGATAAATACTCCTGTATAAATGTAATTAATAATTGGCCTGTAGTAATTCCACCCACTACAGGCCATTTGTATTTTATTGCACTGCTTTTTTTATAATTCTTGTATAAGTTTGACGTGATACTGAACGATTCCAAAGATTATTGAAATAGTTTGTTATTCCAATCAATGAGTACTCGCCAGTTTTGTAAGTACTAATAATCTCTTCTTTCTCTTCTTTTGTAAAACGAACACCAGCCTTTCTTTTTTTGATTTTTGCAATATTACTTTTCTGAGTAATCCATTGTAAATTACTAAATTTATTGTTTAATGGATTATCATCGATATGATCAACTACTAAGTTCAACGACTGATTACGTGGTATAAATGCTTCGGCTACAAGACGATGTACCTCAATAACTTTACTACCATATCCTTTTACAGATAATGAGACTTTATAATACCCATTAGATTTACTTAATGAGTTTTTAAGTTTTCTTTTTGTCTTAGTATTAAAAACCTCACCATCAGAGCTTACTACGTAGTTTTCATACTGTGTTTTCTTCCATTTTTTCATTTGAACTTCCTTTTATAATTAACGCGTCAATTCCTTTGATCGCGTTTCTCACATCTACTTGGCCTGTGAGAGTTAGCCCTTTTTTAGAATAATGTGTCGGTTTAGTAAGTACTGAAAAGCACTTGCAAGTGTTTCGCGGTCGCAGACTCCACTCTTAGATAGTTCCTGCAATGCGATAACTTGAGCGTCAGTCAATCGCACAGTCACACAATTAGTTTTTACATCCTTTTTGTTTTTCATTTATTTTTCCTTATTTAATGATTTCGATTTCGTAATAAACCCCATGTAAAAAGAACCCTACGCCGTAGGGTTTCTTTTCAATGGAATGATAGATGAATCACAATCTATATATTATTTATTATTATTCTTCGAAACATGCGAGATAGGTGAAGACATTTTTAGTATAGGATTTTATTCAAAATCGTTTCACGGATTTTAAATCCTTTTTGTTGATTCAATATGGGAGTACTGAAGAAGTTAAGAGAAAGCATTAAGTGCTTTATACCTATATTATACCATGTTTATTTTTCCCGTTTCAGGTAGTTTCTAACCCATCTATTTATTACTGGTATCTTTAGTGGAAGTAGAAGTACTACCAGAATCATAAAAAAGAAATTTAGCACTATGAACATTGGGAATAGTACGAACATATAGATTAGTGTAGCGAGTATCTCAATTAGAAAGTTGGTCATTTGCATTTCCTCCTGTATCTGATTATTTGTAGTATTTAGTAGATACAGGAGAAAAACACCCGCAAATGCGGATATTAATTAGAAGTCAAAAAAATGAATTGATTACGCATCCAAAAACCTACGGCATCATTCCGATCTACAGCATCTATATAGTTCAGCAATAGTGAGTAATCAATGAGTGAAAGATCTTCATTAGTCTGCTGAAAACGGATTTCACCATCTTTAAGCATGATCATGAATGAAGGTGTATAATAGAATTTAGCACCATCTACATCTTCAATGATCACCTCACTGATTAACGTTTGTTCTTTCTTCTTATTCTCAACGAAAAGTACATGTCTTTTAAGCTCGTTCTGCTTATAGTTAATATCAATAATGTAAGATGTACCATTACGCTTTAGACGAATATTAGAAACAATCTTGTTTAGTTCATTCTCATAACGTGTGCGTATATCTACGTTATTCACATCATACAATTCAGTAACGTTAACATCCTGTAGTACTGGCACATCTACTTGTACTGTAGCTAATGAAGCCTGTCGTGCTAACAATCTCTCTAACTCTGATTTAGCATCATCGAGTTCTTCACGCATATCAAAAGATATAGGCTTACCAGCACTTTTACGGCGTTCAATACCACTTTCATAATTAGTGATCTGATCCTTAACTTGATCAATCTGGATACGCAACAATTCTATTTCAGGATTGAATTCCTGTTCTTTTATTACAGTACTAAGATCCATTCCTAACAAATGTTCAACTACAAAACGTTCTACCGTTTCATAGGTCATAGCTTTATTTTCACAAAGGCCATCACGTTCATTGAGGCAACGGATGTATCTATATTCCTCAATTTTGGGATCGCCTTTCTTTGGTGTACGTTTAGCACGAACCACATTATGATACATTGTGCCGCCGCATTCAGTACAATGTGCGATACCACTAAACAAATTACTTTTAATCAGTATTTCTTCCTTTCCGTCTTTCTTCATGGTAACTCGCCCAGCATTTGGACGACGAGACTTTAGCAATTCTTGTACTAATTCAAATTCTTCTTCATTAATTACTACAGGGTACACGTCCATATCGTACTTTTTCTGAGTTACTGGATTTTCAATATCATCATGGTTACGGATGATTTCTGAAATGAAAATTTTACCAGTTACACGGCGATTAGTAAGAATCTTATGAACAAGTTCACCAGTCCACGGGCGATTAAATTTATATTGCTCACCTTCTTTTCTTTGAAGTTGTTTAGCAATAGTTGGACACCCGATGCCAGTTTGGTAAAGAGCAAAAATCTCTTTAATTACTGCTGCTTTCTCATTAAGTACATACTTATCTTTTTCTACTTCGATCCATTGAGGACGTTTATTAGTTACGATAGTACCTTTGTTAAATGCTTGTTCGCGTTTCTTCGCCCAGCCTTTACGAATACGATCACTTTTATACTTAGATTCATCATATGCCCGTTGAGCATTCATCATTACAAAAGGTAGATCTTTAGAATTACTTCGGCTGATAACTATGTTAGCCATTACATCATGAATAGCTACGTTATGTGCCATTAGAGCATTGATGTAACCCATCACATCAAACGGGTTCTGGCGGCTAAAGCGGTCTATAGATTCCACTACCAATATAGAACTATCCCACATACCATTACGTACTTGTTCCATCCATGCCCCTAACTCACCCTCAGAGATGTTTAAACCCTTAAAGGCTGAGACACCTTGATCCGATAGTACTACTGGGGCCGGATCATCCATTTCCGCACAAATGCCAGTACGCTCTAAGTAGCCTTCTAATAGTTCTGCTTGGCGTGCGATACCTGACCCGTCGAGCTGCTGATCCGAGCTAACACGATGATACACAAATACTTTTTTCAT